ATGCTATATGTGATATTAATTGCTGCAATCGTCATATTCTGGTTGATCGCCGTGGATAGACCCGTGTTAAAAGTGAGTTTTGATGACGGCCACTTGAGCAAGGTAAAAGGGCATATACCTCCATCTTTTAAACATAACTTACAAGATATTGGCGAACATGACCCATTTACTGGTGAACTCAAGGTGTACAACCAACGCTCCGGAATGAGGCTGGTCTTTTCTAAAGACGTACCAAAGAAAGTTCAACAACGAATTCGAAATGTTTTTCCTCATCAAGGTTTCAAAGCCAATAAAGGCAAGAAACAAGCTTAGCCGACATATCAATTACTTATCTACGTTAAACGGGACGCAAAATTGCGTCCCGTTTTAGCATTTGACGCACAAAAAATTACAATCAGTCCATTTATCAAAAATGGATTTACGAATGCGATACGTTGTCACTTTATTTTTATTATTGTTACCCACAGCGTCAACATTGGCCGATGATTCAGAAACAAATCCAGTGGCTAAGAAAATTAAATCGACGCTACAAAAGAAAGTCGATAAGCAGTTCGACCAATATGATGGTTATTGCGATTTAATGATTGAAATGGAACATAAAGGAAAAGTAGCAATAGTAAAACGAGTTACTGGAAGCGGAGATACAAAAGTTTGCCGTTTTGCTCGTTCAAACTTAAAAACCGGTAAGCGATATCGTTACAAATATCCTGAAAAATATATCCGCATACATATAACAACTGGTTCGTGAACCTTCAGTTTACAATCAGCAAGACATTCTGCGGCGTTCATTCTACGGCCGCCACGAAACGGTAAAACGTTTTCCTTTGCAGGATAGACCTTGGGATACTCAATGTGTCCGTACATTTCCACAAACTGACGATGTTCGTCACGCCAGAACACAAAGCTTTCCAATTCCTTAGGGCTGAACTCACGACCGGACGGCGTGATAAACACAGCTCGTTTCTCACAGATACGAAACCCAGACCAACGCAAATCATTAGGCAAATAACCAAGTGCTTTAATCAACAGTAGTTTTTCTGCCATTGGATTGATAGGAACTGTGCCATCAAGCCAACGAGTAATCGTGGGTTTGGATACGTGAAAATATTCAGCGCCTTGCTTGATGGAGGCAAACTCACGCCAAAAGAGTGTGCGGAGTGATTCGTGAAACATGACAACGCTCGCATATTGAATAACTGACTAAAAATATTTTTCTTGTTGTTTTGGGCGTTACCGAACGCAACATTATGTGGCGGTCAGGGTTTTAGTGGTTTTTCGTTGATTGCACAAAACGAACGTCACGAATAGTACAAGCAACTTGCGTTATGGAAATCGACAAAATAAAAAATTACGGCTTGGTTATCAGACACTTATGAAAGGCTTAATCAAAGAGTTAGCCTTTGTTAACAAACCACCCCTTGGTGCGCATTATGGGCGCTTATGTTGAATGCGATTGCATATGCGTATCCTATAAAATGTCTCTCTTTTGAGGGACAATTCAATGAAGTATCACGAAATGACTAAAAACTATATTTTTCGTGAATTTGAATGTGGTTTAACCGTCGAAGAAGCTGCCAAACTTTGTTTAAAAAATGTGAGAACGGTCAAAGAATGGGACAAAGGAAAATCCATTCCTCCAGAGTGTAAACGCTTGATGAGGATGAATAAGGGTAGGGAATTGAGCTCTTGTGAAGATTGGGAAAACTTCGTAATGAGGCATGACCGATTAGAGCTGCCAACAGGACAGTTGGTTACTGCGCAGCAAGTATTGATTGGGGTTGCTTTACTTGAGTTAGGTGCATCGAATGATATAAAGGTTGCTCACCAAATATTGAAGTATGCAAGAGTACTAAAGAAAATAGTGTGATTGAAGGCTCCAACAGGAGCCTTATTTTTCTATTCAACCTCTAATGACTCTGGCCAGACAAAATATGGACCGAAACGTTTGCTGTATTTAAACTCACCACCTGAGGATTTACCTTCATCGGTTAATGAGTGCTTTCCGTCATCTAACGTTAAGTATCCTTTATTAACACACAAGCTGAGAAACTCATCTGTTTTAAGTTTGTGCTTTTTAGCTAACTTAGAAGAGCTGAGTTTAATTAGTTCATTCTCTGTAACAGGCTCTTCAGTAGCTTCCGTATCTAAATTAGCAGCTTGAACTTTCTCTAACGAGATTCTAACTTCATCACTAATACGAATAATACGTTGCGCTTCCTCATAGGAGTCTTTGTAGACATTCGGGTCTTCATCACGATCAATGAAGATACCCATTTCGTTATTGTTTACTTGGCTGAACTCATAGAGGTTTAAACTTGTAATGATACAAGCACTTTCATTCATGTAGCACTTTGCATGGAGGTTTTTACAAAAGCTGGTGCGCACAAAGGAGAGACCTTTCAGCCAGTTAATCTCATCAGGTTGTAATTCGCTTTTACCATAGACAATTCTGATGTCGATTTTTAATCGGTCCTTGTCTTCCAAAAGCTCTCGAATTCGATCATTAAGCTTAAGAAAAGGGCTAATAAGAATCAGCCTTTCCGATGCGTTCTTGATAAGCTCTTCGAGATAGTAGTTTGTAGCACTTGTATTTAAAAACTTAGCCATTTCATACCCTTGACATATAAAACCTAGCGCACATAGGCTACGGTTAAGTGCTTATAGGATCAAGAATAAAAAGAAAAAAAACGCGGAGAAAAACATGCCACGCGTTAGGAGTCACTAGCCGTCTATTAGTAGTTTGCTTCAACTGAACTCAATCCCGTTAGGATATTCTTCGGCAATAATATGATTTTGTAAAATTCTCGTTAACTGACGTTTTTGTGGCTCAGTAAGTCTACGACTATTTCTAATCATACTCTTTATAAACTTCACATCCCAAGAGTTTGGTTTAACAGATTCAACTTCGACTAATTCTTGTTCCAATAATAAACTAATTTCTTCTGTTATACGGCCACGTTCAATTTGAATTTTGATTCTCTCTTTAGGCAAAGATAAGCCGGATTGTCTATATATAATCGCCATGTCAATTTACTGCTTTTACACAAGGATGATTCTAACTGACTACGAACGTCCTGTTAGGTAGTGAGCGACCTTAAACAAAAATAAAAGTAAAAATACCAAGCGTAAAAAATCCCTACAGCACACTTTGTTAAGAGCATTTTTACAACATAAATCATCTTCTAATTACTGAGCCAACTACATCATTTTTTTTAACAAAAACTTGAAGATGAACATCTATATTAGAATCCACACTATCCTCATATACAGAAAATGACATACTCACAGTGTAACTTTCATCATAATTATCGATCACCCAGCCTTCATTAAACTGTGCATTCAGATAGTAGGAACTTGGTTCATTATTTTTCAAATGTTCCATAATTGCAGATACCGCAAGTTTCTTGTGACACCACAGGTTGTCTAATTCGATATATCGTTTTCTCATGGTTTACCTGATGTTTTGAGTCTTATTAAACTAGTTTCTGCCCATGTATTGTGCCGAAACTATACCAATGCATCAATCGTTCTCCATTATAGTTTCAATAAAATAGCCTAATTGCATATTAGTTTCTTAAGACTGTTGAAGTTTGGTGGAATTTACCCCCGTAATACAGATTCGGGGGTTTGACCTCCCGCCGCACGTCGCGCAATCGTCCTAGCCCGTCCTCACTTGCTCCGCGCGTCCGTCGGAGAGAACCCAGAAAAGAAGAATAAGCATTGCTCGACACTCGCAAAGCTTTGACGTTGTGAGTATGCAGCGTTCCAGTAGGTTAACGCGCCTTTGGTGTGGATAGTCTCTGCAAGGCTGGTCTAGCAGGAAGGAGGGCGGCAGCATCCAAATAGCTTTGGGCTACTAACCGCGCCGATTAAGTGATGAGGCTAGGTTTTGCTATGGTGGGCGGCTTGGTGCCTCGTCGTCGCTCCGCAACTCCTTATCCCTGCGGGGCTGGCACCGTGCCTTTAATTGAAGTAGTCGACCAGTTTGCCTAGGAGGTATCTCGCAAGGTCATACACGATTACCACAATGACTGCATTCACTATCGAGAGATGATCAAACAGCTCGATGATTTCAACCAGCTGCCCATGCGTTACGTATTCATTCATTAGGTTTCGTCTCCACTAAACAAACCGCCAACAGGTTTGAGTTCAATATCTTGCTCTTGCCGTTGTGCATATTGCTCATACGGCGAACACGTGACATAGAAGTTGGATGCGCCGTGGGACAGCTGGACGAGGCAATCGTCCAGATATTCCATCTTTACGCCCAACTTATTTAGGAATCCGTCATCGAGGTAAGTCACACCGCGCGGTGTGACAACCTCAAAATGCACGTTGACGTGTATCGAGGTGGCTTTGTGCCAACGTTCCACCGCAGAGACATAGATACTTTCTGAGTTCGCCAGTGGGAACCAAGCAGGAACCGTGCCTACGTCATGATAAGACTCATTCCCGCAACCAGAACCCGTACAGCCAGAACCACTAGAACCCATGACAGAACCAGGCGAACCACTTTGACCAGGACGAGCTTGACCTTGCGAAGTCGAAACGCCACCTTGCTGCGAAGTTTGATGAAGCTGCGTTCCTTCCGCAGTTGTCGTCTCAGAATCAGAAACCATACCAATAAGCGCATAAACTAAGTACCCAAATGAAAGCACGACCAGTGCCATAGCTGCTAAGAATTTCGGGTTAAGAAAGATGTTCTTTCCAAGCCCCGACTTGGTGATTTGCCCCGTGACGGTCGAGGCGTAGAGTAGGTGGACATCAAGCGGCACCTTGAGGTTATAAACCACATCGTCTTTGCTTGGTTTGGTGACCGTTCGAGTCGGGTCATGTTCCAAGATGCGCGGTTTGCGGTTGGAAAAGAAGATCCCATCTTTACCCTTATGTTGCTTGGCCAACTCCGCAACACCTTTTAACTCTTTCGGGATTTGAGCAAAGTCAGGCGTGAGCAACACAATATCCCAGTTGTAGTGCCGGTGCTCCATAAAGGCGTTGTTAAAGTTCTCTGGATAGATGATGCGCCCTTGCTCATCAAAACGTGTGCGCTGGCAATCGTCTATCTCGCCATTGTCCAAACTGGATGTATCAATCGTTAGCCAACGAGAGTGAAACAGCTCGGAGAATCCTTCCGGTAAGTGAGGCTCAAAGTCAGTGAAAGGGCGCTTGTGTATGTTCGCCATTTTGAAACCTGCATTGACCGAGAAGATTTGCTGACACTCATCAATGAGGATGAATGCCCCAATGGGCGCCCAACAGAAAAAGTATTTCCAAAGCTCGAAGCCTTCAGGATTGCGAGAGCTAATGCGAATGAGCCGAGCCGTATCAGGAAACTTTTCACCAAGGCGTTGTTCAATCACTTCAAGTGGCTGCATACCATGAATGTTCGTAATGCAAATTCGACCTTCACGCAGTGCAGGCAGTAAGTCAAACCACACGGCGCAAGCCGATTTGTAAGAGCCACCGTGACCGTATCGAAATGAAGTAGCCATTCAATCACCAGTTAAAGAAACGCATAACTAAAGACGTAGCGAACGCATCAAAGATGACACGTAGCCCAGAGGTGACGCCGTATTCGGTCAAGATATAACGAACGTCAGAGGGAAGCGCATTAAAGCGGTCTTCGACAAGCGTATAGACGCCATATTCTTCGAGCAGCAGCTGCGCAATCTTGAGCGCGATTTGTATCGAGGCAATCTTGATATCGAGCCATACCGAGATAAGCCACATCGCGCCGTATTCAAACGCGTTCTTTATCCATTCAATCGCCACATCAAAGAAGTCGAGAAAGGTTTGCCCAATGTTGGCAATAAACTCTAATGCCGAGTAGATGTATTCCATGTTATTTACTCCGATTACCAAACAGAACCCAAAGGGCGATTAAGGCACAAATGAACAGCACGACAGGGCGCACATAACCCGATACCGCATCAAAACGCTGTAGTCCTGATTCAACGGTTGCGCCTTTGATATTGAAAGACTTGTCGCTTAATGTGCCGTTGTTGAAGTTGGTACCGATAGTGATTAAGCCTTTAATGTCGTCCACATAGCCTTGGATGGATTCGGCTTTTTCATCTATCGTGGTTTGCAGGTTGGCAAAGTCTTCTGCCGTAAAGATTTCGCCAGTGATAGCGGTGCCTGTAGGTGTGCCAAACTCTGAGCCAGTCAATAGACCCTCAATCGCATTTAAGCTGCTATCGAGTTCGCCCATTGAATCACCAAGCCCTTTTAAATCGTTACGAATACCAATGGTCGCGTTGGTATTGTTGTTCACCGCCGTAGTGATATCGCCGTTGGCCTGTTGGATGAGTGCCTTGGTGTTGTTATAAATCTTGTTGTCATTGATTTGCTGCTCTTGAATGGCTTGGGTGTTATCGACCAAAGAGCCTTTCACATCAATAACCGCGTTGGTGATGTCAGCGTGTGACTGGTTGATATCGACGTTAAGATCATGAATGCCTTTGTTCACATCCACGTTAAGCCCTTTAATAGCAGAAAGGACTGCCGTGTCTGTCGATTCATCCGTGTCAGGGTCTTCTACATCCGGTTTATCATCAACGACACCGGGATTAACCGTGTTGGTTGAATCGTCGGGTAGGACAGTTGGGTCTTCAATCTCATCGGTTGGGTCATCGGGGTCATGGGTTGGGTCTTCTGGCGTATCCGGTGGAATGATGGGTTCATCAGGCCCATTCACACCCCAGAAAAGTGTGCCACCGTCACACTGACGCCCAGTGTAAGCAAAGCGCAGAGAGCATTGAGAGTCGGGCGTGTACTGTCCATCAGGAACGCCAGTACAAATAATGGTGGATTCGTTTTTGGTCACTTCGCATCGAGTGGCACCGTAGTCTCCGTAGCACGCGCCTGTCACCAGTTCACCGTATATGGCAGGGTGCCAATGCAATTTCACCGTATCACCAATGGACTGTTTGAACTGGCAAGCATCCAT